CGCGGGCCCTTCCGCTCCCGTGGGCGAGGGCCACGCCGTAGCCGTCAGGTATTTCACCGTATTGGTGCCTACCCGCTTCCATGTGATGTAACGCTCCGCTCGTAGGGCTACCGCGTTCATTTGGAACATGGACGCATACACGGTAGTCGCATCGACGGGTGACATAGGAGCACTATCCATTTGTAGTGAGGCTTCGGTAGACGCATCGATCGTGACGCCCCCGTCATCCGCCATGAGGATGTATTGGGGGGCCAGGGCCACCACGTTGGTGGTGAGCGTGTTTGACGTAATGAACTGCAAGCCCTTGTAGGTGCCCCCGTTGATCCCAATGCCAGGGAATTCGGGCGATCCGTCAAGGTTTGTGCGGAACGATAACGCGAGCGCATTTGCTGGCGAGAGTAGGAACGTGAGCCCATCCACGGGGATGTTGTTTGCCGCGAAATGGTTAATGAGCCCGAGAATATCCGCCAACGGATTGGCGGTAGCCGCCGCGGTGGGTGCGCCATTGGTGATCGATGCTGGATTCACACCCGCCACCGCCGCCACCGCGGGGTTAATGAACTGAGCATCGAGATACGCCGCAATGTCTTTGACGAGCGAGTCTCGGACCACCGCTTCCGCGGACGGATTGGAAAACCGCACGAGCTCTTGTGACAGCACCACGATCGCGGCCACTTTGTTAAAGCCGAGATTCTCCATGGCGAATGCCATCGCCGTCACGGGCTTGGGCTTGAGCTCCCCGACCCACTGCACGGCTCCGCCCGCCGTTTGGGCGGGCACATTCACGTTGAAGGGCACTTTTCGCAAGCCGTCGATCTTGCCAATGATCGTGGCCGCTCGGAGTAGCGGGAGAAAGTCACTGGTGATCGACGGATTGATCAACGGTTTCGCCCATGTGGCATCTGTGGTGGTGCCCGCGGCTACCGCGGCTTTGAGTGCCAGGGCCACTTCGGGGGTGGTATCGTTCCACCGCTTTTCGGCGTATGTCACCGCATCGGTGCCCTCATAGCGTGAGGCAATGCGGGCAATGACAAAGCGGGCCATCATGATCCCGGGCTCCACATTGGGCCGCACCGAGACTTGGCGATACGGGCTCGATCCCTTGGTCATCGGCACCACGGGGGCGGCTTGGGCAATGTTGATCTTTTCGAGATCGTCATAGCGGACAAGCTCCCCGTCGATCGATTTCACATCGATCGTAAGATCGTCGTATTCCCCGCGGGCCACGTCATCCATGGTGGCGTCCGGGCCCGTGGCATCCACGAGCGTTTGCATGCGGGCCACTTTTGCGGCTCGGGTATTCGCCAGGTTCTGCTTTTTCTCTTGAAGTGTCATCTTGATAGTCCGGATCGACTGGCCCCTATCGCGGGGCGGATGATCGGAGCCGATCGCGGCTCGGTGCGGAGCGTCGAGGGCTTTGATCGTAAGGATCGTGGCGTCCATATTCATGGGCACCGTCACGAGCGAGAGCTCGCATATTTCCGTTTTGGTGAGCCGTGCCCCGCGGGTGGTGAGCGGTTTCATGCCGCCCTCTAACACGCGGAAGCCGACAGACACCCCGCGGAGTAATCCCGCTTTGATGCTTTGCCACGCTTCATCCACGCGATCGCGCAAGGGGCCCGCATCGGTAATCGTGGGGAGCTCGGCGGTAAACGTAATCCCCGCCGTGGTGGCTTTGCCGAGCGTCACCCGCCCCACGGGGCGGTGCATATCGTGGTGGAGCAAGAGCGGGAGCGGATTGGTAAACGTGGCTCCGAGCGGATCGAGCACATCCCCGCCCCGATCGGGTGTGGGGGTGGTGGCGATCCCCGTGATCGTTCGCTGCTCGCTGTCGATCGATTTTATGTGTAGTAATGCGTGAGCGTGAGTCAGCACCGCATGGGAGTATCGCGCATATTAGGAGCGGGGAATTATTCCATATGGTTTTATTCGCGGGCGGGTAATACCCGCGGTGCGGCGGAGTAATTCGGGCACCGAAATGCCGGCGGATTTCGCTTTCGAGTACAGATCGTCGTATTGCTTCGCTGGTAATGATAAACAGACTTCCACGGCTCGAGCCGTGGGATCCATCGTGGGCCGCCCGCGGGGCCGCTTATTACTCACGCTCCCCCAAATACCATCATTTGATACGACGGGGGCGGGGTGTGATCGTGGCGATCCATGGCATCGATCGCCAGGATGAGGGCCACTACACCATCAATCCGCTCGGTGCTCGCTTTCTTACTCGGGCGGATATTCCCAGCTTCATCGGTTTCCACGCTCACATTCCCCACATTCCACCGTAAGACGGGGGAGCCATCATGGTGGAGCCGCTTACTTAATACGGCGGTTTCAAAGCTCTTACTCGGAGCGGTGAGACTCGCAAAGCCCTGGCGGACTTTCACACACGTGAAGCCGTCATCCTTTTCGAGCCGTGATATTAAATCGGTGGCATTCCACGGATCGTAGGCCAGGAGCTTAACGTCATAATCCCGATCCCACGCTTGGAGTAATGCCCGCACCCGTTCATAGTCGATCACGGGGCCAGGGATCGCGGTGAGCCACCCTTGCTTGGCCCATTGGTCATAGGGCACCCGATCGCGGGTGACTCGCAGCGGGATCCGCTCCGCGGGCACAAAGAAATGGGAGAGCACATCAAAGCCCTCTGCACTCGGGAATACCGCCACCGCCGCGGTGAGGTCTGTGGTGGTGGAGAGATCGAGCCCCACATAGCACCGCCGCCCTTTGAGGCTCGCGGGCTCGAGCGGAGCTCCACACTCATCCCATGCGGGCATGGTGATCCATCGGCTCGCTTGCTCCGTCCATTGGTTCAGGTACAGACGGCGGAACGTATTCTCTTGGGCGGGGATCTCCCGAGCTCGGGCACATGCAACCCGCATTTCCTCTAGGGAGCGGAAATCCCCGAGGGCGGGATTACACGCTCGCCAGACTTTCTCGCTTGTCCAGTCGGCATCGCTCGGGGCTTCGTAAATGATCGGGAGAAATGACGGATCGAGCTCGGGCCGCTCTATGACTTTTTTGGCGTGTGAGTACAGCTCCCACAAAATAGAGTGTCGATCAAAGCCCGCGGTGGAAATACCGATAACAAGGGGTTGAGCTCGGGCCCCCGTGGAAGAGGTAAGCACATCCCATAATTCGCGGGTGGGGGCACAATGGAGCTCATCATAGATAATTCGGGATGCTGAAAACCCGTGCTTAGAATAAGCCTCTGCACTAATCGCCCGATAAAAACTGCCGGTGGCACGGTGGACTATTCGTTTTTGACTATCTACTATTTCGCAAGCGGCGTAGAGCTCTGGATCGTTGCGGATCATCTGAGCCGCCACGTTAAACACTAAGCCCGCTTGATCCTTATCCGCCGCCGCGGAATAGACTTCCGCCCCGATCTCCCCGTCGAATAAAAGCCCGTCGATCGCCAGGGCGGCGGCTAATTCGCTCTTCCCGTTTTTCCTGGGAAGCATGAGTAAGCACATGCGGTGCTTCCGTAAGCCCGTGGCTGGATCCGTTGCAAAGAGCGGGCGGATAATCCGTTGCTCTTGCCATTTCCGCAAGCGGAAGGGCTGGCCCGCGAAAGGGCCCTTTGTGTGCGTTAATTGGTTTATGAGCCGCACTTTATGTGCGGCGGCGGAAGCGGGCCGCGGCATCGGGCCCCGTTCTCATTACCGTGCGTTTGGCCCCATCGCGGGCCCGCGGGGTGCTTATATTACTTCAGGAGCCCCGCCCATTTACTAGATTGCGCGGTTTCGGGTGTCGGCTGTAATTTGCTGGCTTTCGCTCTCCCACTCGCCGTAAGCCCGAGCTCATGCCACAAGCGGTGGCAATGCGTGAGAGCTCGATCCGCCACGCCAAGATACGGATTCGGCACAAGCCGCCCATGGGCCCCGGTTTCGATCACCATGCCGAGGGCTCGCACTTGCTCATGGGCGGCAAGATACCGTGACCACTCCTGACATAGGGCTATGAGAGCGGATCGCTCACTTTGACTAATAAGCCCGCTCATCCGCAGCATGGGCACCACGCGGGCCCACTCCGCCGCCGCCATCGCATCCGCGGTGATCTCGGGCGGCGGGGTATCCATGCTCGGATCCGCGGGCGGGGTGTGCGGCTCGTCCATGTTGAGGGGCCGCCGCCCCGGATTGCCGCGCAGCATCTTGAGGGCGGTGGGCTCGGGCCGCCGCCCGCTATTACTAAAGCCCATGCGTTACGCTTTCGGCTCGGGTGTCGCCGGTAGTGAATTATCGGGCACCAGAATGAGCCCGTGACACGCAAACCACTTCACGATAAACCGCCCGCCAGGGGCGATCGGATTCGCGGGGTGCCCACCCCCGGGCGGCGGCACGATCGGCTGTCCTGAGGCATGCCCGCCCCCCGGAAGGGTATTGTCCGGCACGGTCGGATCAAACGGGTAGACCGGGAGTAATGCCCCCCCGGGCGGGATCGGCCCCGCGGATGGGTAATTGGGCCCGCCGCCGCTCGGGAGCGAATTATCGGGCGTATTCCCCCCGCCGCTGTTGTCCATGAACGTGATCACCGCCATACGCGATTGCATGTGAGTGTCCTTTCCGATGAACGAAGTAAGACGAAGTAATTCTACGCCGCTCCCCCATTGCCACCCGGGATCGTGGGCGGGTGTGGCTCGGGTGCCGTGGGGCCCGGGCTCGGGTGCGGGGTCGGTGTCGGTGGCGTCGATGGTGGTTTCGGTGCGGGTGAATTTGCCATGTTTTTCCTCCAGATTTTATAGTTTACGTTCTGCGAAAGGTTGCGCGGCAC